AACGCTACTACAGCAGGTTCATTTACCTTTGTTATTGAATACGTACAGGTAGCATAATGGTTGATCAAGCAGCATTGGTAGGAGAAAACTTAGGGTGGGCTGTAGAAACTGCAGTTACTCTAGGTAATACTGCTACTACACACGTAGTTTGCACTGACGCTAAGATGGTGATTATTGAAACAAGTCATGATTTAGACATTGGTTTTGCAACAGCGGAGGCTGACGTTACTGATAATGACATTATGCTTCCAGCTGGAGTACATACTCTTGTAGTACCTAAAGCTATAGGCAACGCTAGTGTTTTAAACTATAGACGTGGTAGTGGTAGTAGTACACTAGTACGTGTAGTTTTATCGTAGATAAGGAATACTAAAATGGCTAAAGAAACACTACAAAAGTACTTAAATAGAAACCTAAAGACTAAGGGTCTTTCTGCAAAAGAAGCAAAGAAGAATGCTTCTAAGTACAGTTCTATCTCTGCTGCTAAGAAAGCAGGCTCTCTCTACTATACAGACAAGAACGGCAAGGTTATGGCTGCAGTTTTTGCAGAAGACTTAAAGGAAAGTCCTAAGTTTAATGAGAAAGAGTTTGTTGCTGCTGAAAACGTAAAGATTAAAGCTGACGAAGCTAAGCGTAGGGCTGTTAAGTTAGCAGAAGCTAAGAAGTATCTAAAAGAAACACCGAAGCGCCAGCCAATGAACTTTAAGGCTGCTGCTGAAAAAAGGAAAGAAAACATGAATAAAGGTGGCGCAGTAAAGAAAAAGGGTGGCGCTTACAATAAAGGTGGCATGCCTATGGTTATGAAGGACGGTAAGAAAGTTCCAGCTTATGCTGCTGACGGTGTTGGCAAAATGAATATGGGTGGGATGGCCAAAAAGAAACCAGCTGCTAAAATGATGGCAGGCGGAATGGCTAAGAAAAAACCTGCAGCCAAGATGATGGCTGGTGGTATGGCTAAGAAGAAACCAGCAGCTAAGATGATGGCTGGTGGCATGGCTAAGCCTAGAGCAAAAGCTAGTGGCTATATGTACGGTGGTATGGCTAAGAAAAAGAAGTAATCGCATAACGGGGTTGCAATCTTGTACGTAGTCTGATACTCTAAAACATGGTATAACTGTCCTTGGTCATAAAGGAGTTATACCATGTTTAAAAGATTATTTAAAGCAATGCAGCGTAGTCAAATGCGTAGAGTAGAATACTGGCAACTAAATAACATGTCAGATCAAATGCTCAAAGATATAGGAATAACACGTGGCGAAATCAGGGACAGGTTCTACAACCAAGAAAAAGTCTGGCGTTAATGCGGCTGGTAACTATACTAAGCCTACTATGCGTAAGTCTCTTGTGGCATCCGTTAAGGCTGGCAGCAAAGGTGGAAACTCTGGACAGTGGTCGGCTAGGAAAGCCCAGATGGTTGCTAAGCAATATAAAGCTAAAGGTGGAGGATACACATCGTGAAAGGCGTAAAGCATTATAAGAAGGATGGTACTGAACATAAAGGTGCTACCCACAAGATGCCTGACGGTTCTTTGCATACAGGTAAAGCTCACAGCAAAACAAGTGTGAAGTTATCTCATTATAAAGATTTAAGTAAAACAGCAAAGGCTAAAGCTGATGGCACTAAAAAAGTCTCAAAAAAGTCTTAAGTCTTGGACGAAACAAGATTGGACTACTAAGAGTGGTAAGCCTTCCACACAAGGGTCCAAAGCTACTGGTGAAAGATACCTGCCAAAGAAGGCTATCAAGTCTCTTAGCTCTGCTGAGTATGCTGCTACAACTAAGGCAAAACGTAAAGGCACTGCTGCTGGTAAACAGAACGTAGCTCAACCTAAGAAAGTAGCAGCTAAAGTAAAACCGTATAGGAAAAAAACATGAGAAAATATCTTAAGCGTCTTTTATGTGCAGTAACCAATAGGGCTTGTCCCTGCAACAAATGTGAATGTGAATAGGGAACAATAGTTATGGCACCACCAGTAGTAGCAGCCGTTTTTGTCATTAAGGTAGCTGATAAAATTTATAAAATATCAAAGACACCAGCTGGTCAAAAAGTATTAGACAAACTAATAGAAGTAGGTGGCAGACTTTTAGGTAAAGCACCAAAGAATGTAAGTCCTACAACTGTTACTGCACAAAACGTAGCTGGCATTATTAAAAATTTAAAGAAAAGTAACGTTGGTGTAGGAAGACCTTCAGGTACTTCCGTTGCTAAGACTAGGAAAAGCGGTTTAGCAAGGCCTAAGCAAACGTCACCTTCTAGTTCGTCTAGAAACACTTCTGTAGCTGGTGGTAAAAGATCAAATTCAAGGTCTATGAGAGACATAACGCCCCCCACAGCTAGGATATCAAATCGAACAGGTACAAGCAGACCGCCTACTAACAGAGTATCTAGTCGAAAAGTTGAAGCTTTAATTACTGCAGCAGGAGAGCTTGAATCTGGCGAACCAACAAAAAGAAACTATGCTGGTCCTAAGACTGGTTCAGGAAGACCTGACCGAAACAAAAATAAAAACACTACAAGAGTTAAAGATCCAGTCAAAAAGGGTCCAATGACTCTGACTACTTACCTCAACACTGAGATTAAGAAAAGAAATTCTTCAGTTACAGCAGAAAAGAAGGGTTCTGATAAGTACACTAGTATCTCAGCTGCTAAGAAAGCTGGTTCTCTGTACTACAAAAACCCTAAGACTGGTAAAACTATGGCAGCAGTCTACAAAGAAGACTTGAAGAAGTAATGTTTAATTTTATTGGTGAAGACTAACTATAATACTTTACTACAGGTGGGAAGGACTACTCTTAATGGTACGTCAATTAACAGACAAGCAACAAAAGTTCTTAGACGTTCTTTTTGATGAGGCCCAAGGCGATCCAATTAAAGCAGTTAAGCTTTCTGGGTACGCTGAGGGCACGTCTGCTTCTTCCGTAACAGGCTCCTTAATAGATGAGATTGCAGAACTAACTAAAAAGTTCATTGCTCAGTCATCAACTAAGGCTGCTTACACTATGTTTAGCGTAATGGCTGACCCTACAGACCTAGGCGTTAAAGAAAAGATGCTTGCAGCCAAAGATATACTAGATCGTGCAGGCTTCACCAAGACAGATAAGGTAGAAGTAAAGACCTCAGAACCTCTCTTCATCCTACCATCTAAGGAGCCTGATGAGTAAAAGAGCAAGTAAAGCAGAATATCCAGATAAGGTAGAGTGGAGGATACCTTTGAGAGGAGAGATGGGTGAATGGTATCCCATCATACGAATAGGACGACACATACCCTTTGGATATAAACAAGACGAGGATGATCCAGATCTTCTTATTCCAATTCCAGAAGAACTAGAACTTCTAGAAAAAGCAAAACTCTTTCTCAACGAGTACAGTGTAAGGCAAGTAGCCCTTTGGCTATCCAAGCAGTCTGGTAGAAAGATCTCACATGTAGGGTTATACAAACGTGTCCGAATCGAAGAAAAAAGGCGCAGGTCGTCCAACAACTCTAGGCAGTATGCCAGGCGGTACAAAGAGGCGGCAGCCAAAGCGGAGAAAATCGAAAAGCAACGTATCGGAGGTAGAGCCACAAGAACTATCGACGGACAGCAAAACTGGGAAGACGTTAATCCTTGGGTCAAAGACGAAGACTCCAGCGACAGTTAAGCCAGCACCTTTCGATGTTGAAGTTGCACAGCAAGAAATTATCTTTGAGCCTAACGCAGGACCACAGACTAAGTTTCTAAGTGCTACTGAGCAGGAAGTTCTATATGGTGGGGCAGCTGGGGGTGGAAAGAGCTACGCAATGATAGCTGATCCTGTTCGTTACTTAAACAACCCCAACGCTCGAATGCTTTTAGTTCGTCGTAGTACTGAGGAACTAAGGGAACTCATCTCAGTCTCCAAGCAACTATACCCCAGAGCAATACCTGGCATTAAGTTTATGGAGAGAGACAAGACATGGGTGGCACCAAGTGGAGCTACACTCTGGATGTCCTACCTAGACCGTGACGATGACGTTATGAGATACCAAGGTCAGGCCTTTAATTGGATTGGCTTCGATGAGTTGACACAATGGGACTCAAGCTACGCTTGGACATATATGCGCTCAAGATTACGTACTACCAAGGCATCAGGGTTGCCT